CAACGACTACAAGATGTTCGTTGAAACCTTCGAAGGTGTAGCAAAGGTTGGCGTTGAGTCACTCAAGGTCACATCAACCATCTCAGTGAACGGTGTAGCAGCAGCTCTCCGTGACACAACAGGTGGCGCAACCGCTGCGGCAATCGAATACTAAAATTCGGTAGCCTAAAGTAATTAAGTCAAAACCCGAGCAGACACTTAGAAAGAAACAGGAGAAAACTAGAAATGGCGTTTAGAGGAATCTATCCAGCACCAGATTTGGTTCAGGCACCTTGCGGACTTCTAAGTGTCGCTCGGGTTATGACTCATACCACCGCAAATTACGATGAGCGTTGGGTTCGTGGCTTTAGCTACGAGTTTGATTCACAACCAGAAGTAGAAATATTTACAGTAAATGACGCAGCTGCTAGTGCAGTTGTAGGAACATCAACTCTTCCACAATTCAAAGAGTACGAACCTTTCTTTATTCAAGTAACAGATACTCGTTCATATTTTGGTATTAATGGTGAAGATCGTTTTGCAATCGCTAGAAAGCAGTTAGAAGCAGCAACACAAAAAGCAGTAGAGCTTGAGTTTTGGGAAGGCAAAGCTTCAATTGCTGAAACAAATGGGAATGATTTTTTAAGGGAAACAGGAGTAGCAACCGTAGTAAATAGCGGTGCTCTAGCTCCAGCAACAGCACTTATGCTGTTGGAACAAGCAATTTCTTCATCGCCAGCAGGAACAAACGGAGTCATTCACATGACCCGCGATGTTGCTTCGATCCTAGGATCTCGCATCATCTACCTACCAGCAGATGGAGGAAAAACAGGTAAAGCAATGACTCGCTTAGGAACAGATGTTGTCATTGGATCTGGTTACACAGGTGCTGGGCGTTTAGAAGATGCCAACACCACTGCTTCTGCTTCAAATAAGTGGATGTTTGCAACTGGCCCTGTTGATATACACCTAAGTAAAGTTGAAATTGTAAATGAGAACCTAGGTCAAGGTGCAACTGTAAGTACGAATACAAATGACTTAACAGTCAGAGCGGTTCGTTCAGCTGCGGTATACTTTGATCCAAGTATCTTTTACACAATTCGTCTAGCACTACCCACAACCTAGTAAGAAATAAACAAAGGAGAACACTGGAATGGCCACTCAGGACTATGCGGCTAGCGTCCAAGGTGTGGCGATCCGAGTCACAAGACTGGACGCCGCTGGCAATTTGCTCAATGGAGCAGGAGACAGCTACACAACCTCGGCGTTCCTCCGCACATCTTTCACCCCTGAATATGAAGAGGGTGACGAAATCGTTGAGAAGTCAGCAGACGGCACTGTATGCGTGTCATACAAAGCCCCTGACACACTTAAGCGAATTACAATGGAACTCGCAATTTGCGAACCAGATACAGAACTTTCACAACTAATCTCTGGCGGTTTGTTGCTTCGTAAGAACTTCGGTTCTTTTGCATCACCACAGAATAAGTCAGTCGGTTGGGCCGCACCTTCCGTTGGCGATGACCCTTCAGGCAACGGTGTTGCTCTTGAATGCTGGTCTTTTGCTGTCGCAGATGGCCGCCGTGCTTCAACTAACCCATACTTCCACTGGGTATTCCCATACGCAAAGCTTCGCCAAAGCGGAGACCGCGTAATTGAAAATGGAATGCTTGCCACAACCTTTGAAGGTTATGGACTTGGAAATGTTAACTTTGGTTCAGGTCTAGATGGCCGTTGGGAGTATCCAGTAGCTACTGAGCGTTCATACTCATATGCTCGTACTTCATACTCACCTACAGGTCTAAAAGGCTTCTACCGCTGGTTTAATAACTCAACAAAGACAGTTTCAAACAAAGCTTTAACATCAAACATTGCAACGCTTACAACAGGTGCTGCACATGGGTTTGAAGTTGGTCAGAGCGTGACTGTAAGCGGCGTTGATTCAACATTTAACGGTACTTACACAATCACAGCAGTTCCAACCACAACAACCTTCCGCTATGCAAAGACTGCATCAGATGTTGCATCTACAGCAGTTAGCCCAGTTGGTTCAGTACTTCGTAACCGTGGATACCTTGCAGTGACAGATTTTGACTCACAAGGCTCAACATCTTCATTCAACGTTCCAGGTAGCGAAGAATACAACGCGGATCTACCAGTTGACTTCATTATTGCGTCAACCGAGGATCCAACCGCTTAATTCATTAGGAAAGGCGGGCATCGAGCCGATGGTTTTTAAACTACGGTTTGTGCCCGCCTTCTTACTTAGAGACGAGGTGAGAGTGTGAGTAATCTTTGGGTAACACCAGAAGAGTTAGGTACATACACTAACTCTGATTACGCCTACGAAGCTTGTAAAACAGCCTCTTATCTTCTTTGGGGAATGTCAGGCCGTAAATTTAGCGGTGTAACAACAGTAACAGAGAGATATGTATCTTCTTACGATCCTTATCTTCGCTCAGGCGGATCAAGCCTTACCTACACTCCAGTTTTAGTAGATGGCAACATTGTAAATATTGCATCTGGCGGATTTAATCGCTACGCAGATGATGACTTCCAAGGTGATGGAACCTCTGCAAACTCTCGTGTACGTCTTCGTGGTCGCAAGGTAATTAAAGTGCATACCCTTCGTGATCTTGATGGAAACATTATCGAGCCAAACAAATATTATTTATCTGACCACTCAACAATTCTTGGAGTACCCGGAGCAGGTTGGTCACCATCTCAAGTAGAAGTTACTTATACCTACGGAACACCAGCGCCTACTGCAGGTCGTGCTGCTGCCCGTGTTCTTGCTACAGAGCTTGTAAAGCTTTATGAAAATGATGACACCTGTGCTCTTCCACAACGAGTTACATCTATCTCTCGTCAAGGTGTTTCATATACCCTTCTTGACAGCCAAGATTTTATTGATGAACTTCGCACTGGTATATATGCAATTGATCTTTTTCTTAAAACAGCTAACCCAGACAAAGCTCGCGCCCGCGCTCGTGTCTTTAGCCCTGATCAACCTCGTGCTCGTCGTATTACTGGAGCATCTCCTCTCTATCCACTTAGCGCATTTGATCTCTATGTAACAGCCGATGGCGCAGCTAATCTTTATTATTTCTCAGAAATTAATGGAGACTTCTTAGATTCTGACAATAACTGGACCATACAAATTGATTTTTCTGACATTAATAACCTCACAACTACAACAATTGCTAACGCAGCTGCAGTTGATAGAGTAGAAAATACAATAAGAATTAGTACAACTTATAAAGATGTATTAGATGTACTAGGTCCTCGTGACCCAGGAATTTTAGATATGTACGCTGTTCGCCCAAGTCTTGCAAATCCAGCTGTCGACGAGATTGTTCCGCTAATTTCTAGTAACATTATTATGCAATTAGGCGAACGAACAATTCCAATTTATACCGTATAACTAAAGAAACTAAAGGACAAGAGGACATATGGGACTAGATGTGAACCCAGCTACAGTATCTAACGATGCTAAGAATTTAGCTGTTCTTATGCAAAACGTTCTTAATGCTGTAATAAATACATATACTTCTTACACGATGCCACTTCCTGGTCGTCGCTATTGGACATTAGGTACACCAGCTGTTGATTGCGAGCAGGTAGTTGTTTCTATGTTGCAAATGTACATTGGATCTCCAGGAGATGAAGCAACCTCTCCACGCAGATGCAATGATCCTCGCTCAGTAACTCTTTTAGTTCAAGTTTCTCGTGAAGTTCCTACAGTAGGAACAAATGGCAGAGCACCATCTGGAGATGCAATTCAAGATGGTTCAGAAATTTCTGCATACGACGCATGGATTCTGTTGGATAGCTCAAGACTGTTGGATCAATGGGATCCAGCAAACTTTGGTCTTGGAGTTATTGCAACAGTAGAAACTAGCTCTCCTGAGGGTGGGTTTCAAACAGTAAGTATGACTATAACTATGGCGGTTCCATAATGGCTAGAGTTAAGTTTTACGATACAGTTTTAGATAACTTTCTTAACAATCCTAACGGAGAAGTAGGTCGGTTTCTAAATAATAAAGGAAAAGAAATAATTACAGCTGCCAGAGCAATGGTAGGTGTAAGAACTGGAAATCTTCGTAGCTCTATCCATATGAGACACATGAGAGATCCACGAGGTCAACGTATCTGGGTTGGGTCAACCTTAAATTACGCACTAGCACATCATGAAGGAACTGCTCCTAGAGTAATAACCCCAAAAAGCGGAAAAATGCTTAGGTTTGTTTCAAGAGGACAGATTGTTTATGCACATTCAGTTCAGCATCCAGGAACTAAAGCTAATCGTTATTTAAGTAATGCTCTTAAAGCCAAGATATAATTAACACAACGACAGAAAAGGAAAAACTGATGACAACACGATTTAAAGATTTTGGAGATGGTGGAGCTCAAAACACCGATCCAATCTCATTTAAACTTCATGGTGAAGACTTCGAGTGCGTAAAAAACCTACAAGGTAATGCGCTTTTAAGTCTTGTTGCAAAAGCTGGTAGTGGAAACGCTACAGATGCAGCAGATACCATTAAAGATATCTTTTCAAGAGCTCTTCTAGCAGAAAGCTATGAAAGATTTGAAAAGCTTATTGATGATAAGGACAAGATTGTAACTGTAGAAACACTAGGCGAAATTACCGCTTGGCTAGTAGAACAGTATTCAGGCCGCCCTACGTCGGGGCCAGAGCAATCACAGAGTGGGCAGTAGACCTCTGGCCTTATGTAAATGGTAAAGCCTTAACTAACGGATTAAAATTGGAGAGTATGGATATGTCAGACATGTTAGATGTCCTTCATTACTATATGGAAACCGATTTTAATACATCGAGTGCAGAACAAGCAGAAGCTCGTGATAAAGCTAGAGGCATTATCTATAAAAGTCTATACAACAAAGATTATAGATTTAAATCTAACAGTAATACTTATTCTCAAACATCAGCAAATGGTTTTGAGGAAGATATATCTGTTTTTGATCCTGAAAAAGGACCAACGAAGTCTTATGTCCCACCGACGGACTTCAATCCAGACTCCGAAAATCCTTTCGGAGACATATTAGATGCACCATTAGGTAGCTAGGAGGTGATGGCATGGCAGTTGTAGGTGAAGCATCCGTAATTGTTCGTGCCGTCACCACTGGCGTAAAAAACGATATTCAACGTGCATTTGATGGTATTGATAGAGTTGGAGAACGTGCTGGTGCAGACGCTGGTGCAAGTTTTAGTAGAGGTTTTAGAAGTAAATCAAGTGGAGATATAGGTTATTTATTTGGTAAATCTTTATCTCAAGCTGATGTAGACAGGTTTACTACGGCTAGAGAAAGATTTTTATCTCTCGCTAGAACTGGTTATATAGTAGTTACAGCCTTAACTGCTCTTGGTGGAGTTTTAGGTTCAGTAATAGGTGGTTTAGGTGTTTTAATTTCAATAACAGCCGCTGCTACTCCTGCTTTATTAGGACTTTCTGGCGCATTTTTAGCTGTTGCCGCTGGAGCTGGAGTATTAAGAGCTGCTTTTGGTGGAGTAGGCGAAGCAATAAGTGCTGGAGCTAAAATTGGATCAAATGCTGCCCAAGACGCAGACAGACTTACTGAAGCAAATTTAAGATTATCAGATGCATATTACAATTTAGATGACACAATTCGTCAAAACAATAAAAGAAAAGCAGATGCAGTAGAAGCAGAATCAGATGCATCTATTGCAGTTGCAGATGCAGCTATTGCAGTAGAAAGAGCTGAAAGAGCTTATCAAGGTGCTGTTAGAAATACTGAAAAAGCCCTTGAAGCAGTTACAGAAGCTCGTGAAGAAGCTAAAGAAGCAATCCAGCAACTTCGTTTTGAACTTGAAGGCGGAGTTATTTCTGAAAAGAAAGCACGTCTTGAGTTTGAAAAAGCTCGTGACTCTCTGCAACGTGTTCAAGATCTTCCACCAAATTCTCGTGCTCGCCGTGAGGCAGAACTTGCATTTGCTGAAGCAGATCTCAATCTTCGACGTGCAATTGATAAAAACAACGACTTGCGTAAATCAACAGCTAAAGCAAATCGTGAAGGTGTAGATGGCAATAAATTAGTAATTGCTGCACAAGAAAAACTTGCAGACTCTAAACAAGCAGAAAGCGATGCTCAAATAGATGCTGCACGATCAACTATTTCTTATAGAGAAGCTTTAGAAGATCTTAAAAAAGCACAAGACGCAGTAACAGCTGGTGGAGAAGTAGATCGTCAAAATCTTCGTGCTTTAGAGCTTGCTAATAGAGAAGTTGAAGCTGCAATTAAGGCTCAAGCTGCGGCTGCTAAAGGATCTGGTTTTGATGAGTATAAGGCTGCTCTAGATAAACTATCCCCAGCTGCTCAAGATTTTGTTAAGTATATTATTAGTTTAAAAGAAGCCTTTGAAGAGCTTCGTAAAAAACTACAAGAAGCATTTTTTCCTAAGTTTACAGAAGCAGTAAAACTTCTTTACGACACATACTTAAACCCGAACTCCCCTTCTAGCTTAGAAGGAGCTTTAGTAAGAATTGCAGGAAAACTTGGAGAGCTATCTCTTGAATTTGCAGAAGTATTTACATCAGCTAGAAAACAAAAAGAAATAAACGATTTATTTGATTCCTTTACCCCTATTCTTGATGCTTTGGGTGGAGCATTTATTGATCTTGCTTCAGCTTTTGTAACTCTTCAAGCTGCTTTTATCCCATACACAATAGAATTTTCCCAGTTTATTGAAAAGAAAGCAGAAGCTTTTAGAAAAACTGTGGAGCTTAAAGATGCAACTGGCGAGCTTAATGAGATATTTAAGACAGCTACAGATATAGTAAAAAAGCTAGGAGAAGGTTTTGGAAATGCTTTTAGCGCTTTTGGAACTATTATTTCTGCAACAGTTGCTCCAGGTGGAGCAGCAGATACGTTTTTACAGTGGTTTATAGATGTAACAGAGAGTTGGGAAAAAACAACTAAAGCATTAAATGAAGAAGGAAAACTTGCGCCATTCCTTACAAACTTAACCATAGGGGCTCAAGGAGTGTTAGAAGTTATTGGATTAATAGCTTTAGGGTTTTTACAAATAGCCGCTTCTCCAGGATATTTATCTTTTATTGAATCTTTAAAAAATGTAACTAGAACTTTTAATGAAGTAGGTCTTGAAATATCTAAGCCAGGTGGGGCACTTGAATCTTTTGGCAAGTTTTTAGAAGAAATTGCAAAATTTGTTTTAATAGTTACAGAATCAGAATCTATAAATATTTTCTTTAAAACTTTAACTGGCATTTTAAAAGTTTTAAATACAGTTCTTGGGTCAGAGCTTGGACAAGCTTTCTTGTTGGTTAGTGGTAGTTTGCTTGCATTTACTGCTGCAATAAATATATCTAAAATAGCTTTTACTTTTTATGCAAACTCACTTAAAGGTGCCATGATAGGAATTATGAACGGTATTATGGCTTTACCTAGTGCAATTCCTGGAGTTAAAAGATTAAAGCAAGAAGTTGCTTTTCTAACTTATGGTGTTGGTTTTCTTAGTGCAAAATTTGTACTTATAGGAATTGCAATTGCAGCAGTTGTAGGAGTATTTATCTTAGCATATAAGAATAGTGAAAAACTAAGAGAAGCTCTTAAAGATATGTTTGAAAATGTTCTAAAGGCTTTAAAAGAAGCTTGGGACGAAATAAGTGAAGCTTTGAATGAACTTCTAGAGCCACTTGGTGGAGTTTCTGGTGTCTTTGAAAAAATAGGAGACTTTTTATCTGTAACTTTGGTTCCTCTTCTTGAGTTTATTCTTGTTGGTGCAATTAACATAGTTAAAGACGTTATTTTAGGGATTATAGGAACTATTCAAAGATGGGTAGATAGATTAATTGGATTTAAAAACGAAGTAGTAGGGTTTTACGATAAAGTTAAAGAAATATTCGGTAAAATAGGTGAGTTAAAAATTGGTGATATTTGGGCAGGAATAAAAACTAGTTTTAAATCTGCTCTTAATTGGGTAATTGAAAGATGGAATAATTTATCATTTAAACTGCCAAGTTTTGAAGGACTTAAAATTGCTGGTAAAACTGTTATTCCTGCTTTTGAAGGTCCAACTCTTAGACTTCCATATGTAACTCCACTGGCAGAAGGTGGAATAGTTCCAGCTACACCTGGAGGAATGCTTGCTCGTATTGGAGAGGCTGGCCGTCCAGAGCGTGTAGAGCCTCTTGACCCAGATGGTTTATCAAAACGTGATAAGGCAATGATTGAAATGATTGCTGGAGAGTCACGAGGAATTCAAATAACAGTTAATCCATCTCCAGGAATGGATGAACGTGAACTTGCTTCTCTTGTCTCCCGTCAACTTGCTTTCCAACTTCGTAAAGGTGCTGCATAATGGCTGAAGTATTTAATCAAAGAGAAGAAAACAGCATTGTAGATCGTTCTTTAACGCCTCTTCCACAGCCGCATTTAACTGGAATGAAGCTACAAGGCGATATTGCCTTGGGAGAATTTCTTTTTAACACTATTGATGAGTATGGTGTTGTTTGGGTAATTACAGAAATTGATGGATGGTGGCAACATCCAGAGCCAGATATGCCAGATATTCCTCGTGGTTTTGGTGACGGTTCCTACGACATTAAAGGTCGCTACCAAGCAAGAATTTTGACTCTTAGTGGAAGCTTTTTAACTCCTGACCCATCTTTAGTAGAAGCAGCTCGTGACCGTCTCATTGACGCAACAAACCTTGTATATCGTGGTGCTTGGCTTAAAACAGGTATTGAATCTGACAACAAACGTTCTTCATTTGTACGTCTAAGTGGTGGTCCAAGCATTCAAACAACTACTGCACGAGGCAGAACAGATTTTTCAATTGGTCTAAAAGCAGCTGACCCAATTAAGTATGCGTGGAATGACTCGGATCCAGACGGCTATGAAAGAATTGAAATACCAGCGGTCAATAGAACTACTGGTGCTACAGGAATTGAAACTATTACTAATATTGGAAATGTAGAAGTTCCAGTTAATTTTGAAATTTCTGGTCCTATTATTGGACCTGCTCGAATATACAACAGAACTACAGACAAGCTGCTTTATATTGTTTCAGGACTTAGAGGACGTTTAACTTCTTCAATTGTTAATAAACAGTTAGATTTTAATGAAGATACCTTGGAAGATATTGTTACTTTAACTACTACAACAGCTCACGGTCTTTTACAAGGAGATACAGTAGAAATTAGCGGTCTTGCAGAATCTGACCTTAATGGCGAATTTTTTATTACAGAAGTTCCTACATCTACAACATTTAAATACAGTCTTTTTCCTTTAAACAGAGCTATCACAAAAACTGTTGTAGCAAAAAAGTTAGTAAATAATGTTGCTACAGTGTTTACAAAAGAAGCTCACGGGTTTGTTGGCGGTAACACTGTTTTCTTAAAAGACATAGATTCTGTTTTTAGTGGTAGCTACACAATTACTAGTGCAACAGCCACAACTTTTACATTTGCAAAAGATAGAAGCACATCTAGAACTGTAACTGGAGCTGTTTTAATTTCTAACATTGCAACTCTTACCACTAGCGAAGCACATGGATTTGTTGAAGGTGAAGAGGTAACTATTGCTGGACTAGATCAAAACTACAACGGAGCTTTTAGAATTATATCTATCCCATCAACCACGACTTTTAGTTACTCTAAAACAAGAACAGATGCTAGAGCTATTTCTTCACGTTCAATGGCTAATGATGTTGCCACTATTACAATGAGTTCTACACACGGATTTTCTGTTAACGAAGTTGTTGCTGTATCTGGCATGGAAAGAACTGCTAATCAAGTTGCCCTTGACTTTGAAAATCCATTTAATGGAACTTTTATAATTAAATCTCTTCCAACTACTTCATCTTTTACTTATGATGTACCTAGACTTTACTCTTCTTCTATAACAACAACTTCTAGATCTTCAAATCAAGCTTCTATTACAGTAGCTGAAAGCATTCAAGCTAGCGTTGGAGATACTATAGTTATTGAAGATGTAGCTAACACTTCATACAATGGGACATTTACTGTTACTGCGGTTTTAAGCAGCACAACGTATGCTTTTGCTTCTGTTGGGGCTAATGAAGCTCCTATTGGGGTTACAACTGGAAAAGTTACTTTGCTTTCTATTAGACCTTTTTCTGCTGTAGTAGCTGCTGGTGTTTTTGATATTATTTTTGGTGGAACTCATAGCTTTATTGTTGGAGAAAGCGTTACAATTTCTGGTTTGGGAGCTGCATATAATGGAACTTATACTGTTTTAGATACTCCACAATTTAACGTAATCCGTCTTGATGGCACAGGAAAACCTGCAATTGATGCGAGCATAGTTACACCTCCTATTTCAATTAGGGCTAGGACTGGAAACACTGTAACAATTACTACATCTGTTTCTCATAATTTAGTTAATGGTCAGTATGTAAGAGTAAATGGTCTTGATGCTGTTTTAAATGGAATTTGGATTGCAACAGTTACAGGGGCAAACACATTTACCTATACAACTCCCAGCTCTGGAACTATTGACCCTGCAGCACCTAGTGGCACTGCATCTATTTCAGGAGCTTTAGTAAGACGTTCTAGATCTGTTCCAAACACTAATGATGTTGGCGAAGCTAGAGTAAGTGGGGGACTTCCGTTTGCTGCATATGCTAGTGGAACTGCAAATATTAATGGAAATATTGTTAATGGAGATGGAAGTGAAGTAGAGGCTTCTGGCATTGCAGTTAAAAAAGCTAATATACCTTTTACTCCAGGTTTAAGTGGTGCACTAGTAGACTTTGGCCCAGACATTTTAGAGGTAGACACTCTTACAAGAGATGTTGCTTTAAATGGCAACTATGAAGGTGCTAGAGCAAAGCTCGATGTACTTACTGATTTTTTCTTTCTACAACCTGGAGATAATGAGATAGAGTTTGCCGATGATAAAAACTCTGTAAGTACTGGACTGCTTAAGGTATTTTATAGGTCTGGTTGGCTAGGTTAAAAAAGGATAAAAATGACATCAATCGACACGACACTGACAGATGTAAATTATAGGTATTTCTTAACTGACCTCGTTTCTAATGAGGTTTTAGCAGAAGTTCCTTTTTCTGGTGTTAGCTACGAAAGACAGCTTCGTAAAGCTGGATCTTTTTCTGGAACTATTCCTGTAATTGCTTCTACTAGTAAATTAAACCTTTACGAGTCAACTATGCCTGGTCGTACAGGCTTATATGTTATGCGTAATGATGTTTGCGTATGGGGTGGAATAGTTTGGGCAAGAAGTTATAATGAAAGTAGCAAAACTCTTTCTGTTGATGCTTCTGAATTTATTAGCTACTTTTATCATAGACACATCTGGCAAACTCTTGTTTATGGGTCAGAGTTTATTGGAGTTTCTTCTTTTTCTGTGACAGATGGAACAGCCACAATCGTTACAGAAGAAGCTCACGGATTTAAGCAAAACAACTTTGTAAAAGTAACTTTTACAAACCCTTCCGTAGACGGAACGCATAAAATTGTATCTGTACCATCTCCTACAAGCTTTACCTATGTTGTAGCAGCACCTAACGTTGGGTCTACTTTAATTACTAGCGGTGCTGTAAGAAAACTTATAGACACCTACGATTTTGTTAGAGACCTTCTTTTTCAAGTTGCTACAGACATTTCAGTTACTACCGATGCACGTCCAGGTTTTTTTGCTAATGATGTAATAGAGCCTGGTAATACTATAGAAGTCTCTGTCGTCTCTAAGAAAAGAGATGAGGGAAGAGTAATTTTAAAAACTTTAGAAGATCACGAATTAGTTCCTGGACAAGAGTTTGAGCTTGTTGAAGTAGATACCAGCTTTAATGGGTATCACACGGTGGTAGAGGTTCCAGACACTAAAACGGTTGTATTTGAGGACAGAGGCGCAAATATAGCTTTAACTACCTTGCCGGGTGTAAGAAGTTTTTACATAACAAATAAAGCTCTTACTAACAACGTAGCAACAGTTACTACTCACATCCCTCACGGTGTTGGCATTGGTCAAAGAATAACTTTGTCTGGAGTAGATTCTTTTTTTAGTGAAAGATTAGATGAAAATTTTGATGGAAACTTTACTATTACAGCTACTACTTCTAACACTATTAGTTACGATCTACCTAACGTTAGAAATATACCCTCTACTACAGTATCTGGAGGGTTGCTGACCACAGGAAGTAAATTAGTCTATGGGACTTATGGACCGTATTCTTCTAACTCTGATATAGGAATAGTTGTAGGAACAAACGAAACTAGCAATCTTTATCAAGATACTCAATATCTACGAGGCTACGAACTTAAGAGCGTTGGAGAGATTTTAGAGGACTACTCAAATGATATTAACGGCTTCGAGTACCGAATTGATTGCGACTATGATTTTACTACAGCATCATTTACAAGAACTTTTGTTCTCCTTAATATTGAAAACCCTAACCCTTTAGAAGATACCTCTAGAGATTTAACAGATGCAGAACGTCTTGGGTTTAATCAAGTTGTATTTGAATATCCAGGTAGCATTTCTACTTTTACAGTAGAAGAGAGTGCAGAAGATTCTGCAACTCGTTTCTTTGTAGAAGGAAATATTTCTGACTTATCCGATGCAGCTAGTCAGCCATACGCTGCTGCTGCTGATATTTCATTACTTAATAATCCTTTTGGTAGAAGCTGGCCTCTACTAGATTTAGTTGAGGTAGTAAATAACACAGGGGATGAAGAAGTTTTATATGAATACGCTAAAGAGTATCTTTACGAGTCAAAGCCTCCTATTGGAGAGTTTAAATTAACTGTGAATGGATCTTTAACTCCTGTAATTGGAAGCTACGCTCCAGGAGATTGGTGCTCATTAATCATTGACGACCCATTTGTTTTAGCTCGTCTTGCAGATGATCAAGAACCAAGAGATGACATTATTGTTAGAAAGATTGCAGCATATAAAGTTTCAGTTCCAGACAATCCTGCTTTTCCAGAGACTGTAGATCTAGAACTTATTACAGATTGGAAAGTAGATAGAGCTGGAGAAGAAGCTGGTCTTACTAGAAATATAGAAGGAGACTAACTGTGGCAACCCGTCGTAGATCCCGCAGAAAGACTATTTCTGGAAATCTTACAGATATTCAAAAAAGAGTTAGATATCTAGAAACACGACCATCTGCTACTCGCCTTGCTTCTAAAGCTGTATCGACTCGAAACTTAGCTCTTCGTGCTGTAGAAGAAAATATCGTTGCCGACAATGCCATTGTAAGACGATCTATTGCAGCCTCAGCAGTTGGTACTGCACAAATAGAACAAGACTCCATCACAAATTCGCTTCTTGCTACTAACTCAGTAAATGCTGATTCAATTGCCTCTGGTGCTGTTGAAACGATAGCTCTTGCAGATAATGCTGTAATTAATTCAAAAATTGCTACAGATGCTGTAAATGCCGATTCTATAGCTGCAGGTGCCGTAGGTAATTCAGAGCTTGCTGGCGGTATAACAGATGACAAAATATCTGGAATGTCTTCTTCAAAATTAATTGGACAAGTACAAGATAGCCAAATTAGTTCTCTATCTGCATCTAAAGTTTCAGGAACTCTTTCTACCGCTAACATTCCAAATTTAGATACTTCCAAAATAACTTCTGGCGTCTTTGATGTCGCAAGAATTCCAGCAATTACAGCTGATAGAGTTCCAAGCTTAGATGCTTCTAAAATAACAACTGGTATATTTAGTCTTGCAAGAATTCCGAACTTAGATGCTTCTAAAGTTATAAGTGGTACCTTTGGTGCAGCTCGTATTCCAGGTTTAGATGCTTCTAAATTTATAAGTGGAATTGTAGACCTTGCAAGACTTCCACAGCTTCCAGAAAGTAAAATAGCACCAAATGCTATTTCTAATACTAAAATACAAGATGGATCTATAACTTCAGCAAAGATAGCTAGTTCAGCTTTTGCATCAATTGTTTCTAGTGGATTAGTAGTTAATACTCCTTTAAATAAAACAGGAGCCACTGTTTTTGTTAATACTGGACCTGGCGCAACTCAAGTTGCTATAGGTAACCATGTTCATGGTCAAGGCGGTTACTCTAATGCTAGTGCCACTGGAGTTGCTCAGCACACTCACCCTGTTTCTATTTCTTCTAGCGTAGGTGGTGGTGGCCACAGTGGCCACTCGGGAGGTAATACTGGAGCGCATTCACACACAGTTACAGTTTCAGGAACTACCCAATTCAATAGCTCCACATTAAAACTAAAAAAAGAAATTTCAAATTACGAAATTGAAGATGTAAAGAAAATACTAAATCTTAAACTTAAAAGATATAAATATAAAAATCAAGTAAGACATTTACAAGACAGCATTAATCGGGAATGGATGTATGGCTATATAGCTGAAGAGGTTCTTGAGACTGGCATTGAAGAAATTGTTGGATATGATGAAAATAAAGAGCCTAACAGTCTTAACTACGGACTTTTATCAACTCTTGTTTTAGAGTTAGTTAAAGAGCAGCAAAAAGAAATAGATTCTTTAAAAGAAGAGTTACGACAATTAGAAGAGCTTGAGCATGGCAACCCGTCGTAGATCCCGCAGAAAGACTATTTCTGGAAATCTTACAGATATTCAAAAAAGAGTTAGATATCTAGAAACACGACCATCTGCCTCGCGTCTTGCTTCAAAAGCTGTAGCAAGTAAAAATTTGTCTTTAAGATCTGTAGAAGAAGATATAGTTGCTGATAATGCAATTGTTAGAAGAACCATTGCAGCAAATGCAATAGGTACTACACAAATAGAGCAAGATTCAATAACAAATGCTCTTATTGCTAGTAATGCAGTTAATGCTGACTCATTTGCGCCTGGTTCGGTAGGTACCGCTGAGCTACGAGATGATTCAGTAACTAATGACAAAATTGCCACTAATGCAGTAGATTCTCGTACTATACTCGCAGGTGCTGTAGGTAATAGTGAACTTGAAGGAAATATTCAAGATTCTAAAATATCTGGAATGTCTTCTTCAAAATTAATTGGACAAGTACAAGATAGCCAAATTAGTTCTCTATCTGCATCTAAAGTAAGCGGAATCCTAAGTACAGATAATATACCTAACTTAAACACTTCCAAAATAACTTCTGGAGTTTTTAATCTTGCAAGAATTCCATCAATTACAGCTGATAAAATTCCAGATTTAGATGCTTCTAAAATAACCACTGGTATCTTTGATGTAGCTCGTATTCCAAGTTTAGATGCTTCTGCATTTACAACTGGTACCTTTGATGCAGCTCGTATTCCAAATCTTTCTACTCAAAAACTAACGACTGGAGTTTTAGCTGTTGCTAGAATGCCTGTATTTCCAGAAGCAGAGATATCTACTAATGCTGTATCTACAGAAAAATTTGCTACAGGAGCAGTTACTGACGCCAAAATAAGCTCATTGCGATCAGTTCGTGGTGGAATTGTTAATAGTGGATTATCTGTTGGCTTTCCTATGACTAAAACATTAGTTACTGGGGGTGGAGGAAGTGGTTTAGTTGCTTTAGGTTTATCAGTTAGTTCTGCAGGTTTTAATGCTGCAGCAGGTAATCACGTTCACGGCCAAGGCGGTTACTCAAATATAAGTACTACTGGAGTTGCTCAGCACACTCACCCTATGTCTTTTGGTAGTCCAGCTTTCCCTACTCAATTAAGCAATGGGCAGTTTGGTGATTCTTCTGCTCATACTGGGCATACTTCAGCTAATGGAAGTCACGTCCATTTTTATTCAGTTATATCAGGTAGTAGTGGACAAAACGCCTCCACACTAAAAGTTAAAAAAGACATATCTGACTATCAAGTTCCAGAAATAAAAAAACTTTTAAATTTACAATTAAAAAGATATAAATACAAAAACCAAGTTAGGTATTTGCAAGAAAGCCTTCATAGAGAATGGATGTACGGATACATTGCTGAAGAGGTAGAAGATCTTGGTTTCAAAGAATTAGTTGGATATAATGAAAAGGGAGAACCTGCTTCTTTAAATTATGGTCTTTTATCAACCTTAGTCCTTGAACTAGTCAAGGTACAACAAACTGAGATAAGCTTAATCAAAGAAAAGATTAAGAGACGGAGAGAAAAATATGATAAATTATCAAGCTAGCTATGAAGTAGGTTCACGACCTGCTATTAAAAAAATTTTTACTGCATCTTCTGGTGAAGAATTTAGTATGGGCATAAACTTTGAAAACACCGAAGATAAAGAAGCCGTTTCAGCAGAATTAATATATGCACATATGAACAATTGCATACAATATATTCAAGATAAATCTGAAACATTAAGACTTATTGCATTAGATGAACCTGTAGGTTCTGAAGCTTGGCCAGCTATCGGTTGGTTTGAACTTTTATGGGCAAACAATGAAATTAATCTTTGGTGGAACTATATTTATTTTAAAAATGAACAACCAAATGCAACTATGGAAATATCTGAAGGTCATTCCCATGGTGAAGATTCAGATCATACTCACGATCCTGAAACAGGGGAAGAAGTCCCTAATGCATGAGGTTAAAGATGGCTCAAGAACTCTTCAGTTTAACGGGCGTTTGCTAGGGGAGTCAACCTCGTGGCGCCGTGGCTCGACACGCTGGATCGAGTTCAAGCTTTACAAAACTGAAAATGGGTCCTATATTCTTTCTCGTATAGGTGTCTCTACAGTCTTTCATTCACCCACCTGTTCTTTAGTTAAGCGTTATGGTTTAAAGGAAGGAATTGTTGATGATCTAAGAGACGATGCTATTCCTTGTGAGGAGTGCAATCCTAGCTTTGATATGCCTATTATATTTCCAGAAACAGATAGAAATTGGGCCCAAGTAAGCGAAGACCCAGAACCAGTATTAGATGCACTTTACAAATACGACTCTGGTGGTGCAAGATACCTTACTAACGTTGCACAAAGGTTGCTTGAAAGAGCAGCCCTGAATGATGAAAAAATAGATTCTATCTATAGAATCGAGATGATCCCTTAAGAAGTTAGGAACAAATGAGCGACAACCAAGTGACGAACGGACTGGGAAACGTAAAACTGCACCTTGTAGATTCTGCAGAAAAAGCGCAGCAATTTATCTCATGGTTAAGTGAAAAAAGACCACACAACGCAATTGCAATTGACACTGAAACAGGTGAATTGCCTGGCGGTAAAAGAGAGCATGCATTGTCTCCTTGGCATGGAAAATTACGCCTTGTTCAAGTAGGAGACGGTATGACTGGCTGGTCTATTCCTTGGGATGAGTGGGGCGGTGTTTTCTATGAAGCAATGAGTAAATTTGATGGACCTGTTGTTTGTCACAACATTGCATTTGAAGCCCGTTGGTTTGATATTCAATCTCGATGGAAGATTCCATGGGAGCGTGCTCATGACACGATGATTATGGCTCACATTATTAATCCTTTAGGTTCTGGTGCGCTAAAGCCTCTCTCTGCTCTTTATGTAGATGGAAAGGCTGTTGCAATGCAAGAAAGTCTTGACCAAGGACTAATTGAGAATGGTTGGACTTGGGGAACTGTTCCAACTAACTACGAGCCTTACTGGGTCTACGGTGCTCTAGATACAGTTTTGACAATGCGTCTTTGGGAACAGTTCTACCAGAAGTGTGGTCCACAAGGACCATACAATCGTGCTTACGAGCTAGAGATGGCAACACGCAAAATTGTTACTCGTATGGAGCTAAATGGTGCTCGCATTGATTTAAATTACTCTAAAAAGAAATTTGATGAACTTATTCAATATTCAGATTCCGTAAAAAATTGGGCATCAAGTACATACAATGGAGTAAGCATTACAAGTAACATTCAACTAGTTCGTCTACTTGAAGGTCTTGGCGCAGATATTACAGAAACAACTCCATCTGGAGCTAAATCTGCTAGCAAAGACCAGCTTCAGCTTTTAATGATTAATGGCAACAGCGATGTTAAAAACCTTGCAGAAAATGTTCTTAAGCAACGCAAGGCTGACAAACTGGCTAACACCTACTTTTCTAACTTTATGGAAAAGTCTATTGATGGCATAGTTCATCCTTCTGTAAAAACATTAGGCGCTCGCACATCTCGTATGTCTATTACAGATCCAGCCTTACAGACTCTTCCTAAAGGAGATGACACTGTTCGCACAGCTTTTATTCCTAGAGAAGAAGGCAATGTAATTATTACCTCTGACTTAGATCAAGTTGAGTTTCGTATGTTTGCATCTTTATCTGAAGATGAAAATCTTATTTCGCTATTTCACAAAGCAGATGCAACTGGTTCTGATCCGTTTACTGAAATTGGTCGTCAGGTTTATCAAGAACCAGATATGCAAAAGTCAGATAAGCGTCGTAACCTAATCAAGGGTGTTGTTTATGGACGACTCTATGGAGCAGGTGTTGCTAAGCAAGCTCTTACTGCTGGAGTTCCAGAGGCGCAAATGCGTTCTGTCTCTGATTCATTTGATGCTAATTATCCAGGTATGGCAGTTTTTCAAAGACAAATTGATAACATAGGACAAACTAGACTTCGCAATGAGGGTCAAGGATATGTCCATACTTGGACTGGTCGTCGCATTCCTTGCGATGAAGACCGCACTTACACTCTTGTTAACTATTTAATCCAAGGTGGAGCAGCAGAAGTTTTTAAATCTAATCTTGTAAAACTTGATCAAGCAGATTTAACAGATCATCTAATTGTTCCAGTACACGATGAAATTGTTCTTGAAGCTCCACGCAAGGATGCTGAAGAGATTAAGCATTTAGTTCGTCAATGTATGACTACAACTGAAGGATGGGCAGTTCCATTAACAGCAGATGTTGACGGTCCACTAGAAAACTGGGGGCAAAAGTACCGATGAAACATGTATTAGCAGTAGATCCAGGCAAAGCAAGCGGAATTATTTTTATGTCTTTAGCTGGACCTGAAGAAACTCCAACAATTATTTATTCTAGTGAATCTCAGCCTGAAGAGTATGGACTGGCATTAAATACATTTATGAATGGTTGGAACCTTTTTGACGACTTTACTGTTGTCTGTGAAAGATTTACCATCAATGCTCAAACTGTTCGTAATTCTCAAGCGCCCTACAGCCTTGAACAAATAGGGGTTTTAAAACATATTTGTAGAGAACACGGATATAACCCAGAAAAGATTGCTATGCAGTCCCCAGCAGATGCCAAAGCAATGTTTCCTAACGAAGCCCTCAAAAAAGTAGGGACTTGGTACGTTGGGGGAGAAGGGCATGCAAATGATGCAATACGACACGCTTTACTTAGGCTGGTTAAAACTGGCTGGAAACCAAGAGTTCTGCTAGACTAATATGCGGTAAGATAAACATCTTCAAAAAAGTTTTAGAACCGCATGTGACATAATGACAGGGAAAAGAGGGTAAGTTGTCTGTAATAGCCGAAGTGGATGCCGATAAAAAGCACATCCTTCTAACTACCGACTGGCGCTATAAAGAGCTCTGTAAGAGCCTTCCAGGGGCTTCCTGGAGCCCTAAGGACCAAGTCTGGAGAGCTCCACTTAGTTGGACTACTTGTCTTGCTTTACGCTCTACATTTAGAGATGGATTGACTATTGGTCCTAACCTTACTGAGTGGGCTACTAATGAGTTAAACACCCGTATTACCCCCTCAAACGCCCTCAGAGAGCTTGAAAGCGCCGACGGGGACGAAGATCTATTTCCTCATCAAAGAGCAGGGGTTCAGTTCCTTAAAACGGCTCGTAGGGCTCTATTGGCAGATGAGCCGGGCTTAGGAAAAACCGCTCAAGCCATTCGTGCTCTTAAGGCTTTACAAGAGTCTGGAGAAGACGTATTTCCAGCCCTAATTGTTTGCCCTAACACTCTTAAAAAGAACTGGGCTAGAGAGTTTGCTAGATGGTGGCCCGGAGGAGTTAAGACTCAAGTAATTAAGGGAAGCTCGGCTCAACGTAAAAAACAATTTGATTCAGATGCAGATGTTTATATTATTAATTGGGAATCTTTACGCTCTCACTCAAGGCTTTCTGGATACGGCTCTATTGCTCTAGTTCACTGCAAAGCTTGTGGCGGTCTTAATGAGGCTGTCACCGAAACTCGTTGCGAAGTGCATCCAAGAGAGTTAAATGCAATTGATTTTAAGGCTGTAGTTGCCGATGAAATTCATAGATCTAAAGATCCTAAATCAAAACAAAGTCGTGCTTTGTGGTCCGCAACAGGTGATGCTGAAATTCGTTTTGCTTTAACTGGTACTCCAATTGCTAACAATGTTGTAGACCTTTGGTCTATTCTTCACTGGCTATCACCTAAAGATTGGCCATCTAAGACAAAATGGATTGATCGAATGATTGACATAATGCTCAATGCTTTTGGTGGAATGATGGTTATTGGCGTTAAACCAATGATGCAAGACGAATTTTATAAATCTGTAAACCCTGTTATGCGTCGTATGCTTAAAAAGGTTGTGCTTCCACATTTACCTCCAGTTATAAATGAACGCAGAGATGTAGAAATGTCTCCTAAGCAAAGAAAAGCTTATGAGCAGATGCGTGACACAATGATTGCTGAGCTTGAGTCTGGTGATGCGCTAACCGCTCCAAGTATTTTAACTCAAACAACTCGATTGCTACAGTTTGCCAGTTCTTACGCCGATATGGTTGTTGATGAATCAAGTGGTGAGTTGAAAACGGTTTTGACAGAACCTTCCTGTAAAGTCGATTCACTGATGGATGACATCAGCAATGGGGACTTTGGAGATGACTCAGTTGCAGTTTGCGCCGTATCTAGACAGCTTATTGAAATTTTAAGTGCTGCCATGACAAAGGCAAAAATCCCTCACGGACTTATTACTGGTGCTCAAAATGAAGATGAGCGTCAAAAGGCAGTAGATGATTTTCAAGAAGGTCGTATTAAGTGGATTCTGTTTACGGCACAGGCTGGTGGAGTAGGTATTACCTTGACTGCAGCCCGACGTTTAGTTATGCTTCAACGACCTTGGTCACTAGTTGACCATAAACAAGCACTAGATCGTGTGCATCGTATTGGAAGTGAAATTCACGACTCAATATTTATTATGGATTATGTAACAGAAGGAACAATTGAAGAAAGAGTTTTACAAGTACTAGAGACAAAATCAGATAACTTCGAACAAATCGTTCGAGACAAAGATCAACTAATGAAGTTGCTCAAGGATGATAAGGCAGGGGCGCTATGAGCGATGTAGTAAGACTTTCAAATTCTGAACTACAAACATTTAAAGATTGTCGCCGTAAATGGTGGCTTGCGTATTACCGCCGTTTGCAACCAAAGTACAGAGATATGACTGGCGCATTAGCTTTTGGTAGTCGTATCCACGCAGCACTCGATGCTCACTACGCTCAAGGTCTTCCACTTATTCAAGCACACGCAGACTTAGTTGAGACAGATCGTCAACTACTTCTTGTTGATTTTCAAGACACTTATCAATTAGAGCAAGAAGCAGAGATGGGTCGCATCATGCTTGAAGGCTATGAGCAGTGGGTTGAAGAAAATGGAATTGATGCAGAACTTGAAATGATTTCTACAGAAGAAACAATTATTGCTCCACTGTTTAATGGAGAAGTTGAGCTACAGGGAAAGCTTGATATGCGAGTTCGTCGCAAAGGCGATGGTGTTCGTATGTTTCGTGACTTTAAAACAGTAGGTGGCTCTCTTAGTGACTTTGCAAACTTAGCTCATATGAATGAGCAAGTAATGACATATATGCTTCTTGAATCAACTAAGGCTGATGAGGCAGAGCGTTCTGAAGGTGGCATTTTTACAATGCTAAAGAAAGTAAAGCGCACAGCAAATGCTCGTCCACCTTTCTACGATCAAGTAGAAATTCGCCATAACATTTTTACAATGCGTTCTTTTTGGAATCGAATCCACGGAACCATCGCTGATCTTATGAATGTTCGTAAAGCTCTTGATACAGGAGCAGAACATACATATGTTGCATATCCACGACCAACTCGTGATTGCAAATGGAAATGCCAATTCTTCGCTATTTGCCCAATGTTTGACGACGGAAGCGCCGCCGAACAAGCAATTAGCGATGCATATGAGGTCGCAGACCCATATGCTTATTACGATACAACTGACAAAAAAGGAAGCGAGTGACGATGAGCGAAATTCAACGCTCTCTTACTGTAATGGTGTATGGAGAGAGCAAGGTTGGTAAATCAAGTCTTGCTGTTACCGCACCTTACCCACGACTCATGCTTGACGTAGAAGGCGGTCACAGATTTTTGCCTATCGTCGTCAAGTATTGGGACCCACTGCGTGAGGAACCACCTCTAGCAGATGGAACATGGGACACTGTTGTAGTCACAGTTCGTGATTACGATACTGTTCTAAAAACATACCAATGGCTTCAACTTGGTAAGCATCATTTCAAGAGTCTTATTATTGACTCTGTATCTGAGCTTCAAGTGAAGTGCTTGGAAAACATTGCTGGTGTTAATCAAATGACACAGCAGCAATGGGGAGAGTTGCTTCGTCATATGGGCGGTCTTTTACGAGACCTCCGTGACTTAACAATGCATCCATCAAATCCGTTAGAAGCGGTTGTATTGACTGCAATGGCTCGTCTTGATAAAGATGGTCGTTATCGTCCATACCTACAAGGTCAGCTTGCAATTCAAGCTCCTTACTTCTACGACATTCTGGGAGCGATTACCGTTGAAGAACGTCATAA